CTAGCCGCCGCTGGCCGGTGCGGCGCCGGCCGCGATGCTCGCCTGGTTCGCCGAGGCGACCCGCGCCGCGTTCCCGAGCAGCCTGGCGGCGGCGACGGAGATGGCGTCCTGGGCGATGCCGCGCGCCGCGCTCACCGTCGCGACATCGGCGGCGGACAGGGTGGCCTTCGCGGCGAGGTCGAGGCCGGATGTCGCGATCAGCCTGGCGAGGGTCGCGCCCGCGTCCTCGATCGCGACGCCGACAACCTCGCCGAGCCCGCCCGTCGCCTGCGCCTCGAGCGCCATCGCCGCCGCGTCGGCGACCTGGAACAACTCGGCCAGCGCCGGCTGGGCGCCGGGCACGGACTTGTCGATCCAGGCCAGGGCGAGCCTGGCCTCGTCGCCGAACCACTTCAGGCCGGCCAGCGTGGCGTTGACCGCATCTTGAACGTCCGCGGCGGCGACGGTGAAGGGGGTGGTTTCGGACATCAGGCAGATCCTTTCGTGACGTCGAGCTTGAAGGGCCGGCGCGATCCCACGCGACCGCGGCTTAGTCGGCGATCGTGCTGCGGCCGCGCGCCCGACGGCCCTCGCCGGGCTCGCGCATCCAGCGGATCGAGGCGTTCAGGTCGCGGACCTGCTCGATCAGGGTGTCGAGCCGGGTCTCGAGCCGCGCCACGTCGAGCTTGAGCTCGTCCAGCGCGCGCATCTCCCCCTCGAGCGAGGCGACCCGACTCGCCAGACCGGCGACGGTCCCCTTCATCACGCCCCAGGCGATGAGGTAGCCGCCGAGGTTTATCGCAGCGGTAGCAACCGCGCCCGCAAGCGCGATCCAGGCGGCTGGGTCCATTTCGTACGAGCCTCAACGATCCGGCGGTGAACAGGGAGCGGACGACTGACGAGGGACGCGCAAATGGGCGGCGTATCGGTCGTTGGGAGCGACGCGCGCGTCATACACCGCGCGATGTAACCTGGCGTTGGGTCTTGGCGGCGCGACCACACCCGCGTTAGTTGTTCGTCATGGCAATGAATGATCGCCACATCCTCGGCCTCGACCTAATCCGGTTCGCGGCTGCAGCAATGGTCATGGCGTTCCACTACGACCACGCCTTTCCTCAGAATCGACTTTCGTTCGCCTGGGCCGGGTGGGTCGGCGTGGAAGTTTTCTTCGTCATTTCGGGCTTCGTCATCGCCTACTCCGCCGAAGGCGCGACGGCTTCGTCATTCGTCAAGGCGCGTGTCGCCCGTCTAATGCCAGCGGCGTGGATAAGCGGAACGGCCACAGCGACAATTGTTGCGTTCTCGGGAAATACCGGGGGTCTATTTAATCAGTACATTAGGACCGTCAGTCTTTGGCTCACAGGCCCTTACGTGGACGCCGTCTACTGGACACTTCCAATTGAGATCACCTTTTACGTCTTCGTTTTTTGCACACTGGGTCGGCAAAGCCTTCTTTCACTGAGAAATCTAATCCGTATATTGGCGATCGGTAGTGGCCTATGGTGGCTTGGCCGTCTTGTCGTAGCGGCCGACGCGGCATCTCCGATCGACGCTGCTCGTTTTGAGATGGTCCCGCCGATCCTACTGAGCCTTGTCCAGTTCGGCTGCTACTTCGCGCTCGGCGCATTATTTAGAGAGACCATGCGCTACGGCATGACCGCCAGCCGGTCGGCGCTGATGCTCGTTTGCCTCGCGTCGGGCATTGCTCAGATCATGTTCAACGCCTTCGCGGCATCGTCTGGAGCGGGGGCCGCTCGGCCGTTCCAGGCGCAAGAGCTGGTCCCGGTTATTGTGTGGATCACGCTCGTCGTAACAGCAGGATCGTCGGTTATCCTAAATCGCCGGATTTGGGCGGCGCTTGCCCGGTTGAGCGGCGCGATCCGGGCGCTCGGCCTAGCCACGTACCCGCTCTATCTGCTCCACGCGAGGTTCGGTGTTCGGCTCGGCGTAATCATTCATCTAGACGCCTTCGCTACCGCAGCGCTGATGGTGGTGTTGAGCGTCTTGGTAGCTACCGTTTTCGAGCCGCCAATTCGCAGGGGCCTAAAATTCGTGTCCGACAGCGTGCCTTTGCGCGCGCGGGTTCCTCAGCCCGCGACCCAGGAGCCAGTATAGACGACCGGGCATTTCGCGGAGCCGCCTCCGGTGACGGCCGAATTGAAAGCGCAACTTGTCGCGTCGGTGACGACCGCCCTATCCCCAACACTTGGCGAAGCATCAACCGTCGCCAATCCCGATACGGTTGTGGCGACGGTTCGGTAAAATGCTGCCTTCAACGGCGCATCGCCGCTCTTCGCAGCATTCATAATCTCGAACCCTCCGCCCGAAAGCGGGCAAAGCTTTCCCTCCCAAACGACGCCCGCGCCGCCTTGGAAGCCCGCACCCGCACCAATGCCGGTACCCCAACAACCCGCAACATCGACGTCAGTCGGGTAGGTACCGTCGTCATCCCAGGGCGACACCTCGTTGCCGGAGTGCCCGAACCGGAAATTGTTGTTGCTCGGTGACTCCGGGCCAATTCCCAGGAAAGCCGGCCCGGTCGCCGGCGACGTCTGGCTTGGCCCAGGCTGGAATAGGATACGCGGACCCTCGACCGCGCCGGACGGGATGATATCGCCAATCAGCAGTTGGCTGACATACATCCCCTCGTCGCCGGCGCTGGCCGTCACTGTGCGCGTCGCGCCTATGAGGAAGGGGAACGGATAGCCGAATGCACTGTTTACGGGTGATTGAACGCCTGCAATGACGTTTCCCGCGTGATCTTCGAACGTCATGTCATCGACTTGGCAATAGACCGAACAGCCCTCAGTCCCGGGCGTGTGCCAGCCTTGGATCGTCAGGCCGGGATAGAGATACTGTCCAGTTGGCCCGAGTGGCACGCCAGCAGCGGGAAGACCGATCGCACCGGCGCCGAAGGCGACAACCGCGGGCGTCGGCATAACGGCACTAGCCGGTGCTTCAAACACCATTCCGCTGCCGGGACCGACGTGATCGCCGACTCTTAGGAAACTCGTCGTATCCTGGCCGCCGTCAGGGAGATCGATCGCGGCGCTGGCGATCAGGGTGCCGAGTTGCATCGCGCCTGCTTTGTTGCCGCAAGCGTTCCCGACATCGATGATCGCGCCCCCGGAATAAGTGTCGTAGCAGAGGCCAACGGCTCCGCTGCCAAAATTCAACAGAGTCCCGGCCTCGACTGTCAGATCGGTCCCAGTAGACGAACCGGATGGATAGAACTGCAGCGCGATCGTAGAGCCTGAATAGAAGTTCGTCGTATTGGTCATCGTGATGTTGAACTGATTGCCGGTGATCGAGACACCCAGGCCGCTCCATTCCAGCGGACATGTCCCGAGCGTTGATGGGCCCCCATAGCAAAGCCCGAAATGGGTCGAGTCCACCGTGCCGATTTGTCCGTCTACGCTGCCGTTGGAGTTCAGCGAGATCGCCGCCGTGCCGCCGGTCAGCGTGCTGTAAAGCGTCCCGCCCGATAGGTGTTGCCAATCCGTCGTCCCCGCCAGCGCGCCGGCGTTATTGAAGACGAGGTCGCCGCTGGCGCCGGGGGCGCCGCCGCAGGGGACGCCGGCGTCGGCGAGTTGGGTGGCGGAGGCCCATTTGACGCAGTCGCCGGTCGACGGCGCGCCGCTGATCAGGGTGGTGAAGCTGGGGTCGCCCGAGGCGCCGCCGCTGACCAGGAACTGGCCGGCGGTTCCGGGCCCGACGCCGGTGACGAGCGAGGCGTCCTCGCCGACGATGATGACATGCGCCGGCAGGGTGTCGAGCGAGACGCCGCCGCCGAACGTCTGCGGCCCGCTCCAGGCGTTGGTCGCGCCCAGCACGACCTTGGCGACGTCCGACGTGTCGCACCGGTAGGACGAGGTCCCGGCCGAGTTGGTGCAGAAGAGCAACTCGCCGCCGGTGTAGGGCGTCGGCGCGGGCGTGTAGGTCGGCACCGGGGCGGCGAGCGCCGCGGCGGGGACGAGCGCGACGGCCGAAGCCGCCGCCAGCAGGCGGAGCGGAAAGCGCATGGGTCTGACCTCGGAAAGCTTCAGTTCGCGGTGATGGTGACGGCGCCGAGGCCGTTGGGGACGCCGGCGGCGCCGCTGGTGCTGGTGCTGCCGGCGGGTCCGGAGGCTGACCCGCCCGCGCCGACGCTGCTGACGCCGCCGCCCGCGCCGCCGCCGCCGGTCATGGTTCCGGTCCAGGCCGAGCTCGTGGCCGTCGAGGCGACGCCCGCGCCGCCAGCGCCCGTGCCTGGCGTACCGGATCCGCCGCAGGTCCAGTTGATGACGGTCGAGCCCGGCGTCACGGTCGCGGTGTAGAGATTCTCGCCTCCGCCGCCGCCGAGGTAGCCCGCGCCGACGGTGTCGCCCATGCCGCCGCTGCCGCCCTTGACCAGGACGGTGACGGAGCTGGGGCCGTTGGCGGGGACCAGGAACGAGCCACTGTTGCCGGCGCCGGTGGTGGAAAACAACACCGTGCCGCCGGTGATCTGGTTGACGCCGACCCAGGCCCCCGCATGGCGCTGGTAGAAGACGCCGGTGCCCGAATTGAACCAGAACGCGCCGTTGGGAATCGCCTCGGCCAGCGAGGGATCGGTCGCGGAGACGTAGGTCGGGTTGGTGGTCGGGCTGATCTCACCGCCGCCGGCGGTGTTGCCGTTCGGGCTCGCGCCGGCGGGATTGGACGCCGGGGTGAAGGGGTAGGCGACGCAGTTCGCGAGCGGTGTCGCGCCCTGGCCCCAGAGGTTGAACGACTGGAACTTCACATAGGCCGAGGCGCCCGCCTGGCTGGTCAGGAACGGCAGCGCCACGCAGGCGGAGTCGAGCCGGACGAAGCCGGCGCCGGCGGCGTGGGCGGCGATGGTCGTGCCGAGGCAGCCGCGGCGGACATAGGTGGTCAGGTTGTAGCGGTTCGGGCCCTTCAGCGTCGCGGTGGAGAAGCTGATCAGTTCGTTGTCGACTAGGCAGAGCGTGCCGTTGGCGGCCGCGACCGCGTCGGCGGCGGAGGTGAGTGCGCCGTTGGACGCCGAGAGGTCGACCGCAAGCGTGTCGGCGGTGTCGGGATCGGCGCCGATGGGATAGCTCGCGGTCAGCAAGCCGAATCTGGCGGGGCCTTGCGAGGTCTCGGCGACGAGTTCGTAGGTGTCGCCGCCATCGAGGCTCACCCAGATGTTGGCGCCGCCCCAGTTCGGGCCGCCGGCCAGCGCGCACCAGGTCTCCATGCCGCCTTCGGTGACCGGGCTCGGCGGATTGAAGACCCGCGGGCCCAAGATCGCGGCCGTGGTGGCGGCGTAGGCGCGGATATCGACGCCCTGGCTGACCTGCGCGCCGAAGACATAGAGTCCCTCCAATCCGACGCCCGAGAAGCCCGACAGGCCGGCGTCGTTGAGCACCTTGATCGTGGCCTTGATCGTCGCCGCCGGGATGGTCGCCGTGAGCTGGGCGCGATACCAGGTCGTCGACCCGACCTGGCTCACCGACGCAGCGACGATCATCGCGGTTCCGGCGATGGCCGTCGCGAAGACCGCGCCCGATACAAGATCGACGCTCACCGTCGCGACGTTCGACCCACCGTCACCCAGCGCAAGCTCGGCGTTGTAGTCCTCGTCGGCCTGGAAATAGCAGGTCAGGGTGTAGTTGGCGTTCTCGAACCCGGCGAAGGACTGGCTGACGCCATGCGGCGCGTCGGCCGTCGAAGGTACGAGCTTCTGGGCGTCGGTCGCGCCGGTGATCGGATCGATCGCCGCGCTGGCCGTGACGCTTATATCGGTCTTCGTCCAGGCGCTCTGGGTGAAATCCTGGCTCCACAGCAGCAGGTTGGCCTCGACGCCGCCCGGATCGACGGACTTGTTGACCTGCGTCCCCTGCCCGGCCTGCATCGTGTAGAGCGGCGTGTTGGAGACGCCCACCAGCAGGTCCTCGCAGGTGACGTCGAGGGTTGCGTCCTTGTCGTCCTCGTCGATCTGGATGATCCGGACCATGTAGGCGGCGAGGCCCAGGCCTGAATCGGTGAGCTCGAGCAGGTCGCCCGGCTCCAGGAGCGCGAACATCCAGCCGAGTTTGAACTTGTACTGGCCGCGAATGTAGAGCGTGCGCTGCAGGTAGAGCTGGGCGGCGCTGGCCGCGACGGCCGGGGTGCAGACGCAGTGGACGGTGGTCGGATCCTGCCGGCGCGCGCCATACTGCGCCACATTGGCCGCGTCCGAGGCCAGGGCGATGGCCATGTTGTACTGGTTGGTGCGGTCGAGATATTCGAGCTGCACGACGTTGTAGGCGTCCGACTGGTCCTGGATATCGACCGTGATCGGATCATCGCCGTCGGCCTTGACGATATAGTCGTCGTCGCCCAGCGAATAGACCGGCGTCAGGTCCGGCGTGTAGGTGACGCCGTTGGCGGTGACGGTCGTGTCGCCATAGGGGATGAACTTCAGCAGGCCCTCGGACCAGACGCAGGTGGAATTGGTCGCCAGCAGATATTCGGTCAGGGCGTCGGAAGCGCTACGCTCCTCGTCGATGACCGGCGAGAGCAGCAGGCCCGAGGCGATGCAGTACTTCTGATAGGAATCGGCGGCCGTGGTCAGGGTGACGGGATCCAGGAGACCGCTGACCGGCCAGCTCGGCACACCGGTGCGCGTGTTCTGGAAGAAGTCGGCGATCATCAGCGACGGATCGATGTCGGGGCCGGAATAGCCGCTGACGGTGAAACCGGCCTGGCGGACCACCTCGAAGCTGTGATCCGGGGTCGAGGCGCCCGAGTCGAGGGCGTAGTTCTCCGCATAGACGATGGCGAGGCCGGAATAGCCGATGGCGTGGCCGGGATGGGCGCTGGTCAGGTAGGACCAGACCGACTGGCCGATCGCGCCGTGCGCCAGGGTGAGGCCCACTTGCGAGGCCGCGGAGGCGTTGGCGGTGTTGGCGACCGTGCTGCCGACCGAATTGTAGGCGTAGTTCTTGGCGTCGACCCAGACCTGGGTGATGAAGTCGATCGGGCCTTCGCAGATCGCCAGGACGATGGTGGCGCTGTACGAATAGCCGGTGACGGTGGCGCCGCCCTTCCCGCTCGCAGCCTTCTGCGCCACCGACTTGAAGTCGAGATAGTCGACCAGGTTGCAGCGGCAGCGGAACGTGCCCCAGCCGACCGGAATCTGCAGGCCCAGCGACGAGGTCTGGACCTGGATGCCGGCATAGCGGGTGACGGCGTTGGAAGCTGAGCGGCCGGCCACGTCACCAATCCTTGTGGGTGAAATAGCGGCGGGGGCCGGAGATCAAGCCGACGTCGCGGTCGAGGTCGCACAGGGTGACGCGGCCGGCATTGACGGCGGCGTGGATGCCCTGCGGCCAGGCGGTGACGATGACGCCGTGCGAATAGACCCGGCCGATCTTGCAGAGCACCAGGTCGCCGGCGCCCACGTCGGCCTCGGCGATCTCGCGCGCGAAGCTGGGCACGAAGGTGAGGAAGCGTTCCTGGTCGCGATGGATGTGCCAGTCGCGCGGATATTCGCCGGTGTCGAAGTCGGTGATGACGCCCGCGCCGGCATAGGCGGCGATGACGAACTGGGCGCAGTCGACGCCCGCGCCCTTCACCCGGCCGCGATGGTGCCAGGGGGTACCGAGCCAGGTCATTGCCTCGGCGACGACGGCCGCGCGCTGGGCCTCGATCGAGGTCATCAGGACACCCCCGTGACCGCGGGCGGCGTGAACGGCTGGCCGCGAAAATTGATCAGGTTCGCCTGCGCGGTGCAGTCCGCCATCGTCAGCAGACAGCCGCGCACGGCGGTGAAGGCGTCGCCCGGCGCCGGCGCGGCCGGAAAGCCGAACGAGAAGGCCATCGCGCCCGACGCATTGAGATAGGTCTGCACCGCCCGGCTGACGCCCGCGTTGGCGCCCGAGGTGAAGGTGAGGATACCCTTGTCGAAGTAGTGGTCCGGGTTGGTGAGGTTGGTGTCGAAGGCGGTGATGCTCGACGCGCCCGAAGCGACCGCGCCGGAGACATCGACCGGCGTCAGGCCGCAGTCGGCGTCATAGTGGGTGTTGAGGCAGCCGGCCTGGAAGACGTCCGGGCCCATGTTGACGTTGAGCAGCACGGTCCAGGCCGAGACGGTCATGGTGAACTTCGAGCGCGAGACGTCCTTCAGCGCGGTCACGCGGCCGGAAAAGGCGATGACGACGCCGGTGATCGGCGCGCCCCAGGCGCGAATGAAGCCGCGATAGAGCACCACCGTGGCGCCGTCGAAGCCGCGTCCCTGAGCGAACGGGATCAGCGGTGCGCCGTTGATCAGGTCCTCGGCGGTGGAGCCGACCTGGAGGTCGAAGGTCGCCACCTCTACGCCGATCTTGGTGCTGATCTTGCCGCGGTCGACGACCGGGCCGGCCAGGTAAGTCCCGTTGGCCGCGGCGCTCTGGCCGCTGGCGGCGGTGAAGCTGACCGAGGTGTTGAACGGGCCGCCGTGCCAGCGGATCACCGCGCCGCCGTTGAGGGTGATCTTGTAGAGATCGATCATCTGGAAATCGGCCCCGCCGTTCAGCAGGGCGACGGTCGCCCCGGCGCCGGCGGAGGCGGCGTCTATCGCGGTCTTCATCGGTCAGACCCTGAGCGAGGTGAACTTGAGCGATTTGCCGGCCCACAGCTGGGTCACGATCTGCTCGAAGCTGAGATCGTCCTGCGCGAAGCGGCAGCCGAAGTAGAAGTAGCCGGCCCATTGCAGCACGGCGCCGCTGGCGGGCGGGGCGCTGAAGGTGATCGAACCGCTCTCGCCGATCGTGAAGCCCGAGGCGACCCAGGCGCCGTTGTCGAAGATGATCGGCTGGAAGACGGCGTAGACCGGCTCGGTGAAGCTATTGATCGCCCGGATGAGCTGGAACGTCGTCGTTGCGCCGTCGCCGACGCCGAAGGTCTCGCCGACCGGGGCGCCGCTGCCGTCGAGCAAAGGCGCGCCGCTGGTGTCGAGGATCGGCGCGCCGGCGGTGTCGAGCAGGGCGCTGGTCGGGACCTGGCAGTCGGTCGGATCGACGAACAGGAAGGGCGCGAACTGCCCCTGCAGGACGTTGAAGAACTCCCACATCGCGAACAGCTCGGCCTGGGTCGGGCGATGCCGGATCACCCCGTAGCTGAGCTCGAACTGCCAGAGCGGATAGTTCCAATAGGCGGTGCGGCGTTCGCGGCCGGACGCGGCGCGGATCACCTGCGTCGACCACCGCGGCGCCTTGGAGACGCTGACTTCCTGGCCGGGCAGATAGGGCAGCACCGGCAGGCCGTTCGCGCCGGCCCAGATGCCTGTCGGCAGCCCGGTCAGGAAGCTCGGCGGGATGAAGGGCGTGATGGACATAGGCCCCCTTCCCGTCGACGTGGTGTTGGTTCAGGCGCGCGGCGGCAGGCCCGTCGCGAAGGGGCCGAGCTAGAGGCGTCCGGTCGGCTGCTTGTAGGGCGGCATGTAGCCGTTGCGCAGCGCGCCGGCGACCGCGCCCGCGACGTGGGAGGCGTGGTCGCTCAGCGCCTGGCGAAACTCCGAGGACGACATCCCGGACGGCGCGCCGTGCACATTGAAGTCGCCGAAATTGAAGCTGTGGCCGGCGCCCATCGAGGCGCCGCCGCTGGCGAGCCCTTCGAAGAAGTTGCGGGCCGGATTGGCGATGCGGGCGGGCAGCACCTGCTCGTCCTTGTGCAGCAGCGTCGGCATATTGTCGGACGGCACCTGCCACCAGCCCTGCTCGGCGTAGCTGAAGCTCATCACGCTGGCCGCGGCCGCCGCGGCGACCGGGGCCGCGGCGATCGCGGTGACCGGGTTTTGCGACAGCGCGGCGAAGACCCCACCGTACACCTTCGCCGCGTCGGCCTTCAGCCACGCGAAGGTCTGCGCCAGCATCGTGCCCAGACCGGCCGATTGGGCGGCGGTGTTCGAGGCGGTCATGACGGTGTTGGCGGTGGCGTTGGAGGCGACGCGCTTCATGTCGTTGGCGATGGAGAGCGCGGTCTGCTGCATGCCCAGCATGTCGAGCAGCGCCTGCCCCTGCGCGGTCGCAAGAACCTGCTCGGTGACGCCCCAGAGCCAGGACTCGACCTGCTTGTCGATGACGTTGGTGACGAAGTCGGTCAGGATCTGCTGGCCCACCGAGCGCATCACCTGCTGGAACGACTTCGTCCCCTCGATCATCTCGACGACGCCGCTGTTGAAGCCGGAGACGATCGGATCGACCACCGAGCTCCAGCTCTGCTTGAACTTCATCAGGGTGGCGGCCTGATCGGACAGCCACTGGCGGAGCGCATCGGTGGTGAGGGCGCCGAGCTTGGTCTGCAGTTGCCCCCACTCGGCGACATATTTGTCGTCCAAGGCGATCGCCGCGTCGAAGGTGAGGCCCTTGACGGCGATCTGCTTGTTGTAGCCGTCGGTGACGGCCTGCAGCTGCGCCTGCACCGAGGCGATCTGGGCCGCGTCCTCCTTCTGGTGGATCGCCTGGACGTCGCCGAAGTACTGGTCGGCGCTGATCTTGCCCATGTCGAACTGGAGCTTGACCGCGGCGATCTGTTCCTCGGAGCTGGCCTTCGCGGTGGTCGCCTGGTCGGCGTAGCCCTTGCGCATGGCGGCGGTCTGCTGCTCGATCGCCTTTTCGCTCTGGGCGACGAGTTGCTTGTCGGCTTCGCTCTCGGCGTTCTGCTTCTCGGTGAGCGCGTTCCGATAGGCGGCGCTGTCGGCGCCGTAGGCGTGGGCCACGTCCGCCAGATACTTGGTCCAGTCAGCCGCCCATTGCGCGGCATTGCCGCGGTCGCTTTCGATCGCCTTCTTGTCGCCGGCGACCAGGGCGGAGAACGCCTCGGACTGCTGCTGTTTCAGGAGCGGGAACAGCTTGTCCTGGACGTCGAACCAGGCCTTGGAGTTCTGCTGGGTGAGCGCCAGCTTCTGCTGCCAGAAGGCGACCTCCGAGGACAGCTGGTCCTTCATGTAGTCGCCACTGGCCGCGGCGGCCTGCACTTCGGTCTGGTGGAGCTGGTCGGCCCATTGCTGGGCTTGGGCCTGCTGCTGGCCGGCGCCGCTGCTGCCGCCGGTCTGAGGGCCCTGGCCGGCGCCATTGCCGGCGGCGCCCGCGCCCTGCGGAGCCTGCGGCGCGCCCGCGCCGTTCGCGCCCGGCGTAATCAGCCTCGAGGCGAGGTCGCCGTACGCGCCGACGGCGCCGACCATTTCCTCGCCGCCGTTCCGCATGAAGGCCGCGCGCATCTTCGCGGCGTCGGCCGCGACGACCTTCGCGGTCTCGTCCGCGTCCTGCTGGATCTTCTTCCAGCCCGCCGCCGCGTCGCTCGCGCCGCCGAGAATGTTGTTGGTCAGGGCGTCATAGATGAGCTTCCCGGCCGTGATCGCCGCATCGCCCGTCTGCTTGCCCCATCCGACGACCTCATCGATCGCCATCTGGAAGACCGGCCCGAGGGCCGCATAGCCGCCGCGAACGACGTCGATGGCGGCGGTGACCTCCAGCGCCGTCGCGCCGGCCGCCAGGGCAAGCAACTTCACCGTGGCGGTGATCGCATCGACGATCGTCTTGGCCGCCCCGCCGCTGGAATAGCTGGCGAGAAAACCCTGCGCGAGCTGGGCGATCCCCTGGACGACGACGGTGAGCGTGGGCGCCAGCGCGTTGGCGAGCGCATTGCCGACGTCGGTCAAGGCGTCATGCGCCTGGCCGAGCGCGGTGTTGAGACCCGCGGCGTTCTGCCTGGCGTCAGCGCTGGCGCTGCTCGATGTCGCGGTCGCCGCCGCCCATTGCGCCATGGCGCCGGCGGCCCCGAGCGCGATCTCGGTGACCGCGGCGACGGCCATCACCACGCCGCCGGCGGCCCCGGCGACGCCGGCCAGTCCGGCGGCGCCCGCCTGGCCGGCCGAGGCGAGGCCGCTCGCCAGCGACTGCAGGCCGCTGAAGCTGTCCTTGAGTTCGCTCGCCAGCGCGGCGAAAGACTGGCTGAGTTGCTGAATCTTCGGCGCGAAGTCGGCGATGGCCGATTGCGCCTCGCCGGCGCCCTTGGTCAGGGCGCTCGTATCGGCCCCGAAGGTGACCTGGAGATCGGTGTCGGACATTCGCGACCTCCTCCGGCGTCCAGGGCCCAGCCGCGCGGATTCGCCGCGCGTTTCGGGTCAAACAGGCTCTTCGAGTGGATCCGCGGCCGATCCCGGTCGCGGTCGTCGCCAGCTACAGCGAACTGTTCTTCGCGGCGGCAGCCGCCGCATCACAGGCGGCGTGGTTGACGCCGTCGTAGGACAGGGCCGCTCGCGTCTCGAGCGCATTGTGGGCTGCAACGTCAGCTATGATCCGCCAGACGCCGCCTTTGGTCGGCGCAGCCGGGAACCAGACATAGCCGTAGACGGCGTTGCGGTTGGCGAGGGCCTCGCTCCAGGCCTGAGAGCACGACGACGCCGACTCCCGACACACATCAAATTTCTGCTTCGGCGGCCCATACTTGGACGACACCACGGTCTCCAGCTGATCGACCGCCGCCTTCACCTTGGCGCCGCTCAAGTCGCCCAGGATGAGCGGCTGCCCCGCGGAGATCTCGCAGACGCCGGTGGTCGCATGCGCGACGACGGCGATGAGGTTGAAATCCGCATCGGGTTTCGGCGGCGACAGCACATCGTAGATGTCGGGCGTGCTCTCCGGACTTGTGGGCCCCAGCGCGCTGAGCGGTTCTCCGAACACGAGACCGAACGGCCCATCGGCCGCCTTCGCCGCCGGCGCCGAGGTTGGCTCGGTTCCGTTCGTCTTCTGTGGGCTGCACGCGCAAAGCGCCATCAAGCCCAGGATCAGCAGCCGCGCGGCCGCCCGCACTTCCTCGGTCTTCCGAAACATGCGCCCCCGCACCGTCGCCCCCGCAGTCTTCGCCGCAGGTAGAGCATACCGCAACGCGAATGTTAAGAACAATCGAGCAACCCACCGAGGCCACGATCTGCTCCAACGCGGCGGTCAAATACACGCCAACAGCGAGAGACCGCGACGTCCATCAGAGCCCAGGCTGGCTGCCCGGGAACACGGCGAGGAGATTCAGCAGGTCATCGCCCTCAAGACGATCGGCGGCCGAGGACGCGGGCTTGCGCAGGCCGAGATAGGCGGCCGCCGAGATGTAGATCGGCGGTCCCTCTCGGCGCCAGTGCCGCGCCAAGGCGGCGTAGCGATGCAGGTTCCAACTCTGCTCTACCCCGTCCCAGTCGGCGCTTCCGACGCCGGCGAGGATGGCGCAGATGATGTCGTCGAAGTCGCCGTCGAAGGGCTCGCCGCCTCCTCCGCCGGCGTCGCTTCCCCCGCCGCGAGCCCGATCTCGATCATGAGGGCGTTGATGAAGGGGCGCATGGCCGGCAGCTCCGCCGGCGTCAGCGCCTCTTCGAGCTCGTCGACCGTGGTCGGGACCGCTGAGCCCACCGCGATCACGCCCAGCATCGCCGCGACGCTTTCCATCGGATCGGTGGCGGCCTGGACCTGGGCGATATAGGGCCACGCGGCCTTGAGCTTCTTGAAGTTGGGCAGGCTGACCGACCAGGTTCGCCCGCCAATGGTGACATCCGCCATGGATCACCCCGTCATCGAATAGTTGAAGACATTGCCCGAGCCGTTGTCCTGGGCGCTCATGTCGAGCTGCGGCAGGGTGAAATCGTCGAGCTTGAGCGGCATCGACAGCTTCGGGCACTGGACGGCCGGGAAGTTCAGGAACAGCGAGCGGACGACGCCGTCGGAGCCGCGGAACTTGTTCACCAGCTGCACCGAGAAAATCACCGTCGAGCCCATGATCTGGTTGGTGAAGCTGAGGCTCGAGCCGGTGGCGGCCGAGGCGTAGGTGTAGGACGCCTTCAGCAGCTGGCCGTTCTGGGCGGTGTTGGTCGTGTAGACGCCGGTCGAGGTGTTCACGGCGTATTGGCCGATCGCCGGCGTGGCGGCGACGCGCGTCAGCCAGAGGCCGGTGACGGTGTTGTAGACGCCGAGGTCCTGCGAGAAGGTGCTGGCGTTGGCGACCGTGAACGTGCCCGACGACGGCGTCGCCGACTCGTCGACGCTGTTCAGCGTCTCGCCCGCAGCCGTGGTGAGGCCGAAGAAGATGTTGTTGAAAAGGTTGGGGTCGACCACGCCGACGGCGGCCTTGAGGTCGATCTTCGCCTTACCGCGCGCCTGCTCCAGCGCGTACTGGTTCGAGCCGTAGAGCAGCTTGCTGTCGTAGGAAAAATCGACTTGCACGTCCTGCAGGCGGCCGAAACGGGTCGGGGTTGGGGTCGTGCCCTGGGGCGTGGCGAAGAGAAAGCCGACGCCGAAGACGGACTGAGCCATGTCAGAGCTCCTTCATGATGGCTGCCACGATCTGAGGGAGCCGGGTGATGAGGTGGTCCCAGGTCGCCGAGGACTGGGCGATGGGGCCGTTGGAAAGGCCGTTGCGGATGATCGCCGCGATCACGTCGCCGAGAGTCGGGAACGCTTGGGCCGCTTCGGCGACGGGCGCCGCGGCCGGCGGCTCAGTGGGCGTCGGAGACGCGGTTGCGCTTGCCGCGAACGGGGTCGCGGCGGGGTCTTCGGCCATCGCGGGCCTCCCTAGGCTGGAACGAGGATCTTGATCGGGACGACGAGCAGCGTCTGGCCGTCGAGGTCGCCCTGGAATTTCTGGATGCGGCCCTCGATCCAGCACTTGTGCACCAGGCCGCCGAGGGTCTGGGCGAAGTCGGGATCGGTGGGATCGACGAAGAGGCCGCGCACGGCGGTGAGGATGGCGTTGGTGGTCTGGGCCGGGACGGCGTCGTCGTCCTTGCCGGCCTGGTGGTAGATCAGCCAGCTGGCGCCCAGCGTGGTCACCGCGACCTGGCTGGTGACCTGGGTCATGGTCTCGTCGGTCTCGGCCTGGCAGAGCGCCGGCTGGGCGGGCAGGTCCTCGAACGTCTTCACCCGACGAGACGAGGAGGCGAGCGCGCCGCCGGGGCTCCAGGCCAGGCTGGCGGTGAGGTCGAAAAGCGCCTGGTAGATCGTCTCGGAGTCCATGAGCTACGACCCCGTCGCTTGGCTGAGCGCGTCCAGCACCGCCGCCTTCATGCCGCTCTCGATCTCATCGGCCATCTCGGCCAGCGACGAGCGCAGGTAGGAGCGGGCGGGAATGCGTGAGCCGGGATGGTGGACGACCTTGGCGAAGACCTGTTCGCCGCCGACCAGGAAGGCCAGCGCCTTGGCGCGCTCGGGCAGGATGTCGTGCGGCGCCGTAACGCCGCCGTACTCCTGGATCGCGGCGTACTTCAGGTCGCCGCCGGCGAAGAGCCGGGTGACGACCCGGTCGCCCTCGATGGCGGGGCCGATGACGCCCACCGAGGCGGCGAGCGCGCCGGTGCGGGACTTCAGCACCCCGCCCTGGAGCTTGGTCCGCGCCAGTTCGAGCAGCTGATCGGCGAGCGCGGCGGACTTGGCGGCGACGGCGGCCAGAACCGAGGCCGGCAGGCCGTCCAGCCGCGCGCCCAGCTCGTCCGCGCCGGTGAGCGAGACGGTGAACATCAGAAGGGCGCCAGCACCTGGTAGGGCGCGAGCAGGGCGCGGGCGGTATCGTTCATGTCCTTCAAACTGAAGGCGACGACTTCCTGGCCGCCGAGCGTCTTGGAGGCGACGCCGATGCGGTCGCGGCGCCGGTAGGCTTCGCCGACGAGCTCGACCACCGCCTGGGCGACATCGGCGGGCGCGGTGGCGTAGCCGGCGGTATAGGTCACCACCACCGGCCGGCTCAGCGGGAAGCGGTGGCCGATGAGGTGCAGAGCGCGGTCGTCGAACAGGATGCCGCTGGTGAGCGTCACCGGATCGGCGGCGGCGGTGATGGTCTGGCCGGCGAAGGCGACGCTCGCCACGGCCGTGATCGGGAAATTGCGCAGCAGCATCAGCGACTGGCCGTTGCCGCGGTAGGTCTCGACGTAGCTGCCGGCGAGGATCTGGCGGCCGAGGTAGTTGACGATGAAGGACGAGACGGCGGTGATCAGGCCGCAGATGAGGCCGTCGGTCGCGGTGGTGGTGACGCCCAGCCAGGATTTGACGGTGTCGAGATCGGTGAGATCGCCGGCGGCCATATTAACTCCTCGCTCCCCGCCCCCTGGAGCGGCGGGGTTGGGGGTGGGGGGCTGTCGGGCCGGGGGCTCGATCGGTGTTTTCGAGGTGCGGGTGGCGGAGGGAGACCCCCACCCCCTGCCCCCGCCCCGCAAGGGGGCGGGGGTTCTCACCTACCCGTTGGCGATGTTGTTGATCACGCCCATGGCGAAGGGGGCATAGACGGCGAGGACTTCCTCGACATAGACGCCCTTCTGGCGCTGGCGGGTCACCGGCGGCCAGTCGATGGCGTAGTAGTCCTGGCGGCACTTCACCTCCGCGACGTTGGGCACCTCGCTGGACTGGTACTGGGCCGGCAGGGTCTCGGCGTAGGCGAGGATGGTGCCGGGCGGCACGAACGGGTGGATCTTCACCGGGATGCGCATGCCGCCGTCGAGCAGGAACGGGTTGTAGTAGGTGGAGATCATGCCGCCGGCGTCGAGCTGGTAGCCGCCGCCGTCCGGGTCCTGCCGGTACTGCAGCAGCGGCCCGGTGCCGGAGGACAGCACCTTCTCGGTGATATTCTTCAGCTCCTGGCTGTTGACGAACAGCACCGTGGGCGAGACCTGATAGCTGTCCCACATCGACTGCATCATGTTGTCGATCTCATCGACCGAGCCGCGGCCCGAGGCGGTGAGCGCCGTGCCCGCGCCGGCGGCGCCGGTGGCCAACGACTGGACGTAGGCATTGTTGGCCGAGTTCAGCGCCGTGGTGAGCAGACCGTCGAAGCCGAGACTGTTGGTGGAGCAGTCGCCAGTGATCGCGCTGGCGGCCTGCTGGCCGGTGAGCAGGGGCGCGGAGAACGCAGCGGAGTTGATCGTGGTGATCGCCTGCAGCTGCTCCGAGCCGGCGAGGCCGACGAACCAGGCGTAGGCGACGGCGCCCCGGACGGGCGTCACCGTGGCCGCGAGCGTCTGGCCCAGCGTCACGCCTTGCGTCTCGTTCGAGGACTTGTTGGACGAGCCGCCGTTGATGGCAAAGGTCTTGCCGTCGGCGCCGGTGATGGTCTTCGACGTGGCGACGCCGTTCGCGAGCGAGGAGTTGCGATAGCCTTCGAGCGTCAAGGCGACGACGATGACCGAGTAGGTGGCGGCGGGCAGCGTGGCGCCCGTGCCGGCTGCGGCGAGCGACGGCGCCGACGGCGTACCCAGGGCGAGCGAGGTGTTGCCGGCGAGGATGGCCATCTCCTCCTTCAGCATGGTCTTCTGCAAAAGGCGCATGGCCATGGTGGCCTGGATGTCCTCGAAGCCCACCGCGGCGTTGATCGCCTCGAAGGTGACGGCGTCTTCCTCGCCGAGGGTGACGTAGGCGGCGGACTTGCTGGCGGTCGTGTAGCTCATCTGGCCGGCGCGCTGGCCCTCGGCCACCCAGCCGATGGCGTCGTAGCCGGAGCCGATCAGGGCGCTGACCTGGCGCCAGTTGGTGGCCGTGCCGCCGGCGCCGGAGACGCGGGGGACGCGGTTCCGCAGCGGGGTCGCGGCCGGATAGAGGTTCTTGGCCGGCGCCTGCAGGTCGTAGGCGACGAGGCCGGTGGCGGTGGAGATGGTCTTCTCCAGCCGATCGGCATCGACGCCGGCCTGGGCGAGGATGGTGCGGGCGATGTCCTCGCTTGGGTGGGACATGGCGTGGACGAACGACTTCTTGAGGTCGTCGGGGGAGAGGGCGTGGGGCATGGGGATGCTCCGTGGTTATGGAAGCGGGATGGGCTGACGGAGGGAGGCCTTCATCAGCAGGAAGGCGCGCTCGTCGGGGGTCAGGGCCGCGAAGGCCTTCTGGACGTCGGCGGGCGTGAGATCGGGGTCGGCGGCGGCGGGATCGGCGTCCTCGGACTTGCCGATGGCGCGGGCGTGCGGACTGGCGGCGGTGCGCGGCGCCGCTGGCGTGGCGGCGAGCCGCTGGATCAGGGCGTCCTGCGCCTCCAGCCGCCGCTCCAGCGCCTCGACCCGCGGCAGGGCCTTGGCGAGATCGTGCGTGGCCGCGGCCTTGCCGGCGTCCGGGCAGTTGTCGGGGTCGCAGCAGGCGCCGAGGGCGGCCAGGGCGTCGTGGGCGGCCTGAAGCGCATCCGGATCGCTGGCGGCGAGCTCGGCCAGGCGCGCGGCGATATCGGCGGGGGTGTCGGCGGGATCGCTGTCGTCCGTAGACAGATCTTCACCTTCGTCGTCATCGCCAGTGTCGTCCGAGTCGTCGTCACTGTCGTCGGCCGGCCCGTCCGATTCGTCGGGGTCTTCGGTGTCGTCGGCGAGCGCGCTCTGGTCGGCGGTCCGGTCGGCCATCAGGGCGGCGCGCGCCTTGGCGACGTAGTCCTTCCAGGCGGTAGGTCGGCCGGCGGCGGCGGCCATCTCGGCCGCGCGCGCCTTGACCGCGTCGTTGCTGGGGGCCGGTTCGGAACCGGCGTCGGCCTTCCAGAGGTCGATCACCGCCTCGGGATTGGCGGGGCGGTCGACCAGGCTGATCTCGCTGAGCTTGATCTTGGTGATCACCGTCGAGTCGGCGGCGTCGCGGGCCAGAACCCGGCCGCCGATCGAGAAGCCGGAATAGGTGCGTGACTTCACCTTGGCGATGGCGACCGGATCGACCACGTGGGCGACGATCCGCGTCGCGCCGTCGTCGTCGACGGTGGCCTCCAGGGTGCGGCCGGCGGCGGTGGGCTGGTGCATCTCGCGCAGCGCCGGATAGCGGGCGTAGTCGGGCAGCGCCGCCTTCATAGCCTCCGGCCGCACGATCTCGCCGGCGTCGTCGCGGGCGCCGGTGGAGGCGACGCCGTAGACCTTCAGGGTGCCATCGGGCTGGTCTTCGATCTTGGTCAGTTCGCCGAAGAGGCGCATGCGGGCGGGCTCCAGAGATGGCGGAATGGTCGGTGAGGTCGTAACCCCTCACCCTCCCGACCGCTGCGCGGCCGGGCCCCTCCCTCTCCCTTTGGGAGAGGTGGAAGTGATTGCTTTCCTTCACTTCTCCCGGAGGGAGAAGGAGGGGCCCGCGCCCGTCAGGGCGTGGGAGGTTGAGGGGCTACGCTGCCGGTCAAAGCCTGCGCCCCCGTCGCGTCGTAGATGCGCGGCTCATCACCGCCGACGAGCGGGGGTTGGCCGCGGCGGGCGCGGATTTCGTTGATGGTGGCCGAGCCGTTGCGCAGGGCCTTGTCGTCGATGTCGGACTGGACGTTGGGGTCGACCTCGACCGGCTCGTGCCAGGCGAACTCGAGGTCGGTCTCGCCAAACTCGGCTTCGTTGACGCCGTCGATCAGGCGCTTGACCCAGGCTTTCAGGGGCGCGAGGCCCTCCTCGAGGCTGCGGTCCTGGTCCTCGCCGGCGGTGGCGCGGTTCATCTGTTTGACGAACGGCGTCGGCGGCAGCGAGAAGGCGAAGGCGACGATGCGGGCCAGCCACTCGTCGAAATCGTCCTTCAGTGGCGGGTCCTTCAGTGACTTGTAGTCGGCGCCGGCGGGCGTCCAGATCAGCTTGGCGCGCTCGGAGGCCTGGCCGGCGAGCTGGGCGTTGAGCCACAGTTGCAGCTCGCGGATCTGGCTGGGGCCCCAGCCTTCCGGCGCGGTGAGGAAGCCGAGCGGGGCGTTACCCTCGGTGAAATAAGCCAGCTGGGCGGCCTGGCGGTTGATGATCGTCTGGATGGTGACGACGATCTGCTCCACCGGCGAGAAGCCGAGCACATGGTTCGGGCGGCGGTTGCGCGGGGCGTAGAGCAGGTCGTCGGTGCTGAGGTCGGCCCAGACGCGGCCCTTGATGATCTGCTGGTAGGCTGGAAACGGCGGGATCGGCGTGCGGCCAGTCTCGTCGACCAGCAGCTTGATGGTGTCGCCGGGCACCACGTCGAGGCCGATCAGCCGGCCGGCGCGGTCGCGGCGCTTCTCGAACGCCGGGGCGTCGATGGCCAGCAGGTCCTCGATGGCGAGCCGCAGCCAGGTGGCGAACGGATGGACGCCGTCCGGCCGGCGCCAGAACTGGGTGAGTGCTTGGGTGCGGGCGGCCAGGGCGGGCGTGGCGGCGACGCCTTCGCGCGGGTTCAGCCGCCAATGCAGGCTCTCGAGCTGATCCTTGCGGGTCTCGATGGCGAGGCGGACCAGCTCGACATTGGAGAAGGCGCGCAGGTGGGCGAAGCCGAACGGCTCGGCCGCGCGCGGCGTGATCGTGGTGTTGACCCCGACCGGAAAATCCCAGACCCGCACCGGCTCCTGGTCCGGCGGAGCCAGCGGCTGGCCGGGCGAGAAGATCGCGTCGGTGACGGCCGGGCCGAGCGGGCCTTGGGTGATTTGCCAGGACAGGGAGGTGCGAATTCCGCCGGTGGGGGGCAT